TGCCTCACCCTCTGTTTTAAGAAAGGTTTTAACTTTGTAAAAGACTTTTCGTACTTCCGGGTCACCCATGAAATAATAAGGTGTTTGGTACACACTAAAAATGTTCTCTGTATTAAAAGAGCTTCCCTCTTCTTGCTTGTACACTTTACCAGAAGTATCTCCATGAAGAACAAACTCAAACTGTCCTATGTATCCACTAGCCACTGCTGTTGCTTCAATACCTACAAGCTGGCTGTACTCAAACGTAGACTGTGCTGTAGGGCTTTTACGAATAGCTGCTAGTAACGATAGAGAAGTGTTAGCTTCAAAGAATAACCTAAACTGAGACTTTCTTCGTAGAACCAGAGCTTTTAGTTTAGTTACATCCTCATTAGCTGTGTAGTTCTCAAAGGTCTTTTGAATCTCACGAGACACAGTTTCAAGTTCAACGTCACCAATACGAGATGTACCTGAGATAGGTCTAACACCGTCTGGGCCAAGGAAGATAATGTCACCACCAAACTCTACTACAGTATCAGGTGCAACACACCCCAAGTCATTAGTAACGTTTTCTACTGTAAAGTTAGAATAGTTGTCGCCTATGATACGCTTAATTTGGTTCTGACCGAAAACGTAAAGCTGATTACGAAAGGCTTTCATCTGGGTTACAGTAAAGCCTATGTTAATTACACCTGCGCCGTTGGCAGGGTCAAAGTCTGTGTCTGCATTAGGGGCAGAAAAATATATGTTAAACGGTTCTGCAGGATCACCAGCTAACCAAAGATGATTAGCAAAAGCACTAGCAAACTTAGGGTCGGTGGGAGCATTAGCATGTGTGATCTGTGTATAGGTTGAACCATTGTACTTGGCTGCAGGATTTACACCATCTGTCAGTAGTAAGATTTCTTCAGTCCAATTATAACGTTCAAACCTTACTACGTCAACCCCTGTCATTGTAGGACTACCTGCTGTACTAACTGCAGTCCAACCTATAACAGAAGGAGTACCTACAACTGTGCTAGAATGTGAAGATGTACCACCTGTTATCACATTGTTAGCGGAAAAAATAGTATCGGGTAGTCTTCCAAAGTTTATAACAATAGAGTTGCCACTACCATTGGCTGTCTTAGATATGACTGAACCTGAAGCTGACACTGCAGAATCATCACTTGAACTAACTACAGCAGTAACCGTTTCACCTACAGTAAAAGATGCAGATTGATTGTCCGTTACTACAACAGTATAGTAGTGGTTGTAATGATGTAAGTAGTTATTTCCTGATGATGGTGCTCTACAACCTAGTACGCCTTGGTTTATGTCACCGTTTACTACAAGTCCTAATACTTTACCTGTACCGGGTAATGTGTCATAGGAGTTTTCAAAACCACTTATACGCCTATAACCACCCTCAAGGGATGGCTCCATGTTCACAAGACGTACAGCGCTTCCTGAGAAGTTGTTAGACTGTGTAAGAGGGTCCACGTTAGTTACAAGACCACCTGCCATAACAGATACGTATGTTTGTAATGCATCAGACATCTGTGTTTAATTGACTGCTTCTTACTGGACGTGTAATCATTGTAGACACAACATTAACGGGTTGATCTAAAATAAGTCGGCGCATCATCTCAATACCGTCTTTAAACTTTTGTTCGTGCATAGCAGCACTCTGTTCGTTAGACCTAAAGAGCATCATGTACATCATAGCCCCGTCAATAACTACGTGCTTAAAACGGTCAGGTATTAAAGCTGTATCACTTGATGCTGTTAGCTCAGCAGGGAATTTAAAATACCTATACTCAATTACATAAGCAGCATTAGGGACAGGCGTAACGCCAAACTTCTCTTCCTGTGTCAGGTACACATAATCAGGAGCGCTTCTAGCACCCTCACCGCCTAACTCTTCTAGGGACTTAAACGATGTAATGTATTGATCGAAGGTGAGTAGTTTTAGTTTCTTAGGTGTATTGCTTTCTGTAGTAAGCTGCCTAATATAAAAGGTATCCCAATCTGCTTTAGAATAGTCTGCAGGAAAGGCATATGTCCCTGTACCTGCAGTTAGTGTCTGCGTTGTTGTAGTCAACGCAAAAGGCCACTCTTGAGCATCCTGTAACATCTGCCTAATAGATGAGTTGATAGCATCCTTGGCAAGGGCTTGTACGTTTTTAACTGCAGTAAACTCAGACTCAGTAATCTGAACCTCATTAAGTCTACGTAAAAGCTCGTTTGTCAGGTTGATAAAAGTAGCCATAAGAATCTCTGTTGGGTGTACGTAAGGGGCCACCCGAAAGCAGCCCCTAAAGTTTTACTTATGCAAGTGTGTCACGATCTACTTCATTAGCAGCCATGTCACCCATGTCTGTGCAGTCCATAAGAACAGCCCATACACGGAGCTTACCTGATGAAACAGCACCACCTGATAGGGTAGCAATTGTTACATCAATGTTGTCATCAGCAACAGCCATTACGGGCTGGTATGCTGCAGGGTTCTGTGCGACTACTGCTGCTGCAGATGTAGCATCGAAACCATCAACAAATACGTCAGCATCAACCATACCTAAGTCTACTGTAAAAGTAGAACCATCGGATGCAGTGTCAACTTCGATACCTGCGTTTAGGACCATAGTACCTTTAGCTACAGCAATTACAGGAATGACATCAGATGCTGCAAGAGCAGAACCTTTGTCAGACAAGGCTGTTGCCAAGTTTAAGGTAGTTTGAACCATATAAGGGTTGCGACCACGCTGCGAAACGCCACGAGCAGAAGCAAGAGTATTATCACCAAGTGCCATATCTCATTCCTCCCTTATAGACCAGATGTGTAGATTGCGTTCACGAGTGCCTCAGGACGAAGAATCTTGCGCCCATAGAGATGCATACCACGAACGATATCTGCAAATGAATCTGGATCACGGTAAGTCTCAGTCTTGTTAATCTGCTCAGCAGTTGCTGCAGCAGTAGCATGACCTGCAACCAACACACCGTAGTGTGCAGAACCTGTAGATGTGGTAGAGGTTGGACCGTTACCTACTTCAGGAAGGTTGTTGGACATATAGACTTTGAAGCCGTGAATGTTGTTGAAGACCAGACCGTTCTGTAGTCCTGAACCACCGAAATCGGCGTTCAACAAGCGGCTGTCTTCGTCTTTAAGTAGTTCTGCAAACACCGGGTCGATGACAATCCATCTATCATTTGTGCTTACATTTTGCTGGTCAAGCTTACGTGACATCCGTGCAAGAACTTGCATAGGTGTAGCGTTAGCTGTTGTAGTGTTCAACGAGTCAGCACCAGTACGGGGCTTAACTACGATTGAGTTACCTGCTGAACCACTGTTAAAGTCAGAAGCGTCTAGCTTCATGCTTGACAGAAGCTCATCAGAGCCAGCAGTTGATACAGCTTTAGAACCGTTTACGGTTGTGTTAGCTGCGTTAGCTTTACCGTGAATAGCTGATTGCTTGAAGCCAGCCATGTAACCAAGAACGTCTTGGTCAAACTGGTCAGCCAAACGATAAGCTGCACGGTCAGAAGCGATTGAACCGAAGTTGATGTGGCTGTGCGCCTCTTCGATATCGTCTACCTTGAAAGCAAAGTAGTTAGCTTTGTCTACGGTGAGAGAAAAGTCCTCATCGTCAAGGTCTTGTGGTGTGATAGTCGTGCCACGGGCATACGACTTCACTGTGATTTCAGGCTCTTTGATAATCTTAACGGAATCACCCATGTTAGCAATCTCTCCGAAATAATCAGAGTTAGTAATTGCTTCTACAATTGAGGCCTTGCGGAAAGCAAGTTGTACCTGTTTGCTGTAGATTACTGGACTAAAGTTACCGTTTGGTAGATTACCGTAGCCTGACGCTGTTGCGAAAGCCATAGTTAAATCCTCCTTAGATAGTTAGGCTTATTTAGCATTTTATAAGCAGAACAATCAGGTAAGAGGCTGTTCGTTCTAGGGTGCGACATCAAAGAAACTCGGCCAAGTTTAATGTCTGTCGGGCCTATAGTAGAGCAGGTAAGTCTTATCATATTTGTCTTAGCTTAATGTAAGGTGTAAGTATAGTTGCTGAAACGTCTAACAGGGCATACTCACACCTTATTAACATACACAGTTATAACATAGAGTTTGTGTATTGTCAATACTTTATTTATCTCGCACCACCAGAAATATCATAAACAAACTTTCCGCTACGGATAGCTTCCATGATATCATCTGACTTTTGTTCGTACTCTTGTGCGCTCATACGTTGCACATCAGACTCACGCAAGTGTCCAGCAGTAGTATCGCTGTCAGGTTTGGAGACACGTTTTGTTTTTACAGCAGATGCTGCATCTTTATTCTTCTGCCTCTTTCCTTTGGTATCCATGCCGTTGTCTACTTTATATAGATCAATGACACGTATTACGGACTGCGGGTCGTCTTGGTTTTCGTACAGTGCGTCCTGCACCCACTTAGGCTGTTCACCAGCCCAATCGTGAAAGTCATCACTGCCACGTAGATCATCGAAGTCTTCATGCATGGCACGGATTTCGTTCTGTGCCTTTGTGCGCTGGGCTTCTGAGTTGATCTTGTCAATCTCTTTCAGGCGCTCATCTGCAGAGCTAAACTTTTCTTGTGCTTTCTTCTCTGCAATAGTCTCGACAATGCCAGCAATCTCAGGGTACTTCTCTGCCCACGCTTCAATACTTTCATCTGACGTAGGAGCACGAACCTTGCCTGTTTTCTGTAGGGTGTTTAGCTGCGCCTTGAGTTGCTTTAACTCTTCAGACTGCTTGTTAAGATGGCTACGTAGATCACTGTAACGTTTCTTGTATGTACGCTCTTCACCAGAGAGTTCTTCTTTTTCTTCTTTAGCAGGTTTATCTTCTTGGGCTTCTGCTTTTTCTTCGATCTCTTCAGTGCGAGACTTCATCAAAGCTTCTAGCTCTTCTTCCTCTTTCTTAATCTTATCTTCTAGAGATGTAGGTTTCTTTGGGTTTACAAGACCTACTGTCTTTTGTGTTTCTACTTCTGCTAGTTCAGGCATAGTTGTTTTCCTTTTTATGTTGGGGCCAGCCGAAGCTGGGTAGCCTTATAGTTATTTAGTAGGGTTATTGATTATCTATCAAAAAATCCTGATTTAGTTCCTGCCATACTACCTGCCTTTGTTTGAGCACCAAGACCTGCAGCCTTATTCTTTTCTTTTGTTTCTCTTGCTTTCCTGACTAAAGATTCATGGAAGCTTTCTTTATTACTAGAGCTACTGGATTTTTTAATAGCTTGCTCTCTATCCTGTGTAGAAAGACCGTCTACTCTGTCTGCACTCATTAGCCTATCTTTTTCATCTTCAGAAGCAGAATCATACTGTTCAGCAAAGCTCTCTTTTTTGTTACGCAACTTATTTATCTGTACGTAGTGTGCCGCTAAAGTATCGTTACCGCTATCTACTGCATTATCAAACGATGGTTGTTCTTTTTGAGTAAGTAGATTCTTCTTAGCTCCACCAGACATACTAGCATCTCTAGGGTCATACTTACCTTGTGGTATATCTAATGCTTCCTCTTCTGGTGGGAATAGATCAGCCATACCATCCCCATCTGTATCTAGACCTGTCGGCGGTGCTAGTTTAGAGAGGTCCAAGATAGACAGCGAGTCTTTTGTTTCTTGGCCTAGTATTTTACCTTTCGGTGAGCCTAGTATTGAACCTATTGGTTCACCTTTAGGGCCGATAGCTTTGTTTACAAAACCAGTGCCTTGCGTGACAAGATCATATTGAATAGGCGTAGTAGTACTACTTTGATAATAAGGCTGATCAAATATATTTGTACCTGTGGTCTGACCAAAGGGGTCATTAGCAGCCGCAACATTATTAGCTTCAAACTGAGCACTAAAAAGAATATTGTTTGCTTCTGATGTTAAAGGCTGACCATCCATTTCACCTTTTTCTAATATGTTATTTACAGCTTCGTTTACCTGTGATGCCTTTTTAGCTTTTTGTTTTTTTATAAAAGTTTCAATAATACTATCTTTACCTGTAGCTTTTTGTATAAGTCCAATAGGACCAGACAAGGCAGCAATAACTAACTGTTCAATAGGGTCTAACTGAAAAGGATCATCTAAAACCTTATAGTTTTCTGCGTATGCTAGAAAATCTTTAACGCCATACTCAGAAGGCTGTTTACTTCTCCAATCACCACCTGATGCTTTAATCTCTTCAAGAGCTACAGTATTCCTATCATCTGCTGGTGACCGTACCTCTTGTGCAGCCTCTGCCTCTTGTTGCTCTTCCACAGCAGTTTCACCCATTTCACGGAAACCTTTTGGTATTCTGCTTAACGGCCTACCATTAAAGAAGAACACAACCATCTTTTGTTTAGTGTCATCGTTAATGTATTGTTTACTTTGAAAGCCAGAGAACCTAGCGCCAGTACCACCGTACTGACCATAGCCACCCCCAACAGGTTCAGGTACTACACCGCCCTCTGCAAAACCTTGTGGCATCTCTTCTTCTTCAACGTCTAGCTCATCATCTCTGAAGGGTAGCTCATCACCTTCTTTAATACGATCAAAGCCTTCTGCTGCAGCATTCTGTAACTCATTAAAGAAGTCTTCCCCAAAGTAGCGTACAGTCTGAGCATTAATAATAAACTCACCTTCACTGACACGCACGTCAATGTCATCACGTACCTCAGAAGGTTTAGCGCCTATAGGAGCAGTGTTCCCACTTACAGGGTCTTGCTGCTCGTTCATAATGAGTTCCATTTCAGTCTGAGCATTATCTTTCATTTACTTCATCCCGTAAATATGTTAATCTGCGTAGTGCAGCAATCTCACCTTGAGCACGATACACACCTTCAATAGATGTCTCTTGCTCTAGCCTACGTTGCGCTATCTCAATCTTACTGTCAAGCACCTCTAAGAAGTCATCCCATAGAGGCTTATCGTTTACTAGCTTCTTTATTGTCATGTACCAGTAAACCCTTGCTCACCCGGTGTAGGTACTGTACCCGTACCAATGTTACCGCCACCTGCTCCTGTGGTATCTGCTACGCCAACTCCTGCTTGCTCTGGGGCTGCTCCGGGCGTAGGTGGTGGCGGTGGACCTTGCTCTGCACCTGCTGGGGGTTCAGGTGGTGTAGTAAACTTCTTGAGTATCTCTGCTTGGATAGCAGCATCACCCAAAGAGTTTGTCACCTTATCAGGGTCAAGGTCCATACTCTTAGCAATCTCACGAATAATGTAGTCAGACTTTACAAACGGCATTAGGGCTGGGTTAGAGGCTACACCCATGAACTGCATCAGTCGTTGACTGCGTACCTCGTTAGCCATCAGGCTTTCTGTACCAGAAGCTTTTACTTCTAAGTCTCCTTTGATTTCCTTGTCGAAGTCGAACTGCATATTAAACGCAAAGAACGCCTTACCAATAGGACCAATAAGATAGTCATCTACGTTCTTGACAACATTTCGTATAGAGCCGTTAGCTGCAGACATAAGCATACTGATGCCAGAAGCAGTCCTTCCCACTCCTGATACTCCAGTTTGTCCATGTGCGAATGAAGGAAATCCCGTACTCTCATCTGCTAATACCCTTGCCTTATCAAATAGTTGCATGTTTTCGTTGGCTACATTAGGGAACTTAGTTCCAAAAATGCCTTGACCCGGAGCACCCCCCTGTCTACGAAAAATCTTGCCGGGGTACACAGATAAGTCCTGACCCGGTACAAGATTGGTTTCATCAACTTCTATAATAAGATTACCTGACAGGGCAGCATTATCTATCGCCATACGCATGAAGCCATTCATAAGCGTCTGCGTATCGTCCATGTTCTCTGCAATACCTACACCAAAGAAGGAGTAAGGGTTAAGCTCGTAGGGTACAGCGTAGTACGGAATACGTGTAGGCTTGAAAGGATTGAGTACAAGACGTAGTACTTCGTTGTTACAAACCCATACGTTTACATTTACTTGTTCTGCGTCTTTAAGCTCACGAGGAATACGTACACCGTTTTCTTCTAGTATATCTGTGTCAACGTAACCCCAAAACTCTAGGACTTCATAGCGCTCTGGCGAACCTGATTGCTGGTCATCGTCCTGCATATCCTGTTCCCAATACTTCTTGTCGTAGGACTCACCAAGCTGGATAGCCTTCTCAACAGAATCTGTTCTAAAGAAAGGACGAGACTTCAAGCCACGCATCTGAGAGCGTGTCATTCGATGGCGCTCAATTACGTACTCTGCTTCATCCATGTTGTACGCATCAGGATCAGGGTAGAAGTTCCACACAGATACATGGCTAGTGGACGGTACAGTTTTGATGGTAGGATCGTATTCACCGTCTTCATTCCAGTTAGGGTACTCTTTGTCAATTGCAAACGGACCCTTCATAATACCTGTACCAAACAAGGCCATCTCAAAAGACGTATGGCGAAGCTGTTTATTAGCTCCACTCTCTTCTAACTGATCATGTATTTTCTTTTCCATCTTCTTAGCTGCGACCATAGCAGGATGGAATGTTACTGTATCTTGAGTTGTACCCGGACCTTCCATAACTTTGTCAGACACAGCCTCAAGCTTATTCTGTAGTGGACCCATACGTTTCATACGGTCATACATTGTCTCGCCCGGCTTCAGCTTTTCATCAGGGTCAAACAGAAACTTTACTTTAGGTTCTTGTTCAAAAGCACTACGCAGTGGGTCCGTAGCTTGCTCAGTCTGTGGGTTCAGGCTGATATGCATAGATTCTGCTACACCCTCAGGTAACGTTGTAGGGTTTACCGTTAGAGGGAAACGAGCATTACCAAATAGAACATCTACGATCTGACCGTAAGCTGCGAGGGTCTTTGTCTTTGTAACCTTAACAAAGATACGAGACTTCTCAGCCTCAGTAAACTGTACATCACCGCCATACAAACCTCTGTAGTTTCGGTAAGCACGTAGCCATCGGTTCTCATCTGCGTATCGTGCATCTTCTGCACGGCTAAACCGTGACTCAACGTAAGACACTACACTAGGTACATCTAAGTCATCACCGTCTTGAATAACAGACACGTCATCTGTTTCAAACAGTTCACCTTGTTCGTTTACATTATCTTCTTCTGCCATGTTACTTAGTATCCAAAGGTTGAGTCTGCAGCCTGAAATCCTGCATTATGTGAAACTGGGTTGAAGTCCCATAGAGAACTTCTAGGTCTTGTCATTATACCATACCTAATAGCATCGTACAAGTGATCTTCCGCATTAGTATCTACGTCTTCTGGATTTCTTTTATCCAAAGGGATACTAGGTAGTTGAGCTACGCAGTTCGTGCAAGTCGAAAAGAACACTAACCTTGGCTCATCGGTGTACTCATCAACCTGCAAACGGCGGTGAAGCTCGTTTTTACCTGCGACCCTAGAGCCTCGTGAACGGTCTGAAGGCCTCCACCTGCATCCCTTTGCGTTCATCTGCTCTGCCAAGGAAGGGCCAGTGTCACCTCGTTTGTGCCACAGGGAGCTATCTAACACACCGTATCTTATACTACCATCGCCACTCTCAGCTTCAAGTACCATATCCGCTAGATCAGTAGCTGTAACCTTAGAACAATATAACTCTCTGTATACAACAAGCTGCTCGCTGGGTGATACAGCAAACCAGACAACCCCTGTATGACTTCCGTAGCCGTAGTCGCAAGCTCTAAACTTAGTCCAGCTTGAGGGTATTTTAAAAGGGTCCACGACATGTATGGCTCTGTTCCACTCAGGGAAGGCAGCACCTTCATTAACATCCCAATTACCTTCTAGTAGTTGCTTGCGTTGATGTTCTGGTAGTGACAGAAGCATGGCTTCATAGTCGCCACTATCAGCTAAGTAAGGATTATCAAAGAGGCTGGCAGGTATAAACCTTCTCTTGAATAGGGGTTGACCAGCTTTACTATGCCCTGCAGGGAAGCGCAACACCTCACCAGACTCTATGTCCGTTGCCCAGAAAGGTGTATTAGGCGATGCTGGGTCAATGAACATTTTCTTAACCCAAGCATGGCCGACACCGCCGGGGTTAGTAGTAGCTCGCATGTACAAACCTAAGTCCTTGTTTGCACTACGTAATCTGGATCGCATATAGTCCCACGCAAAACTGGAGGACCACTGAGTGAGTTCGTCAAAGGCTACGTAGTTAAACGCCTGACCTTGGTAGCGCATAACGTCTGTGTCTCTGTCCAAGTACGACATCCAAAGTGTGCCGCCTCTTGGTGTAGTCCATTGCGACTTACGCTCAGACCACTTTATTCCGGGTATAGCCTTAGGGTACAACTCTTGGCTTTTCTGTATGAGTTCCCTAAGTTCTTCTGTTGTGTGTCGTACAAGCAGACCACTGAAGTCTGAGTTGTTCATATTACGTAAAGGGTCAGCTAGGGTAGCGTAGGACTTACCACCACCTGCAGCGCCACCATATAGCACCTCACGTTCACCTGAAGCTAGGTACTCTGTCTGAGGTCCGGGGTTGGGCCTAAAGACAATGTTCTGTGCTTCCTCTACGTCATACTCAGGGGGCTTAGCTACTGCTGATATCTTCTTGGTCTTCGTAGGTGTAGCGGCCTGTGTAGTTTTTTTCGAGCGCTTCGATCTGGTGTAACGTTTTTTGGAGCCGCTTGGCGTACTCACGTTTAATTGTAGTAATGTGCTTTCTTTTTCTTTCGACATCTATACGTTTCTTTAAGCCATCATGTGTTATATCTCTACCTGACTGTGTAGTTAGCCACGCCGATACTTGACGTAGGCTGTACTGCTTCAGGTGTTTCTTAGCTAACTCTAATAGCTCTAACTCCTTTGGTATAGGGTTTAACCACCCATCATCTTCAGGGTCTATCTCGTAACCAAACGGAACGTACTTACTTATTCGTGGGATACGTAACCATACCTTTACCTTGTACGGTACTCTAGGCAGCATCCAGTATTCGTGCTGAAGAGGTCTTTCCTTACGTAGCCTCAGTATCATCTGCATTCTTAGGGGGTAGAATAAACAAACCACCTGTCGATTCTACGGATACCCTCTCCGTTTTTACAACTCCTGCACGGTCTAATATCTGACCTGCAGCCATCAGCTTCTCTTTAACACCTAGCTGGGTAGGATCGTCCAAAGCACTCGCATATGCCACTGCAGCCTTAGGACCAACCCTAGACATGTATAACTTAGTTGCCTCAAATATCTCATCTTTCAAAGCCTCTACTACCACCGTTGATGGTGTGTTATCACTGTACCCAGCTAAACGTTTAGCGACAACTACATCACCACCAGCCTCTTCAAAGAGTACTGCCATGAAAGCCTGTTGTTTTTCTGTAAGTTGTCTTGTGCTCATATTACTTTCCGTATGCTAACCTGTAGATTTCTGATCTATGAACGCCAATATCTTTTAGATCATTGTCTGTTAAGTTCTGAAGTTGCCAGTAAGCTACACGCCGTATTTGTCTTTGCTTGTAACCTTCAAATATATTATTAAGCCATTTCATTACACTATCTCCTTTTATTGTGTGCGAGATAGTTATAACACATGTATGGCTATATTAGAAATGCTATTTCGTCATACCCGCCTTGCAGGTGTGAAGTATAAACGTGCTGATAAGGTAGCATTAAAGTTTTTACTTGAATCATTTCTGTATATTAAAACTTTGTCACCTTCATGCAAGAATATAGGTCCAGCGTCAATAAACTGCTTACTTGAGTTAGCTGCTATAGCTTCTACTTTTACTAGATCATTATACGTAGAGTTACCACTCGTTAGTATTTGTATACCTACAGTTTCAGAGGAGGCTTGATTATTAGATACTCTTAAAAATACCACCTCTGTTTCGTGAGAAGAGGGGCAGGTAAACAATAGTGTAGCATTATTAGGGCTACCATCTGTACTAGCAGAGTTACCAGTTACAGCAGCGAACTTACTGGCTGTCCTAAAGTTAATACCTGCCATTATTTATTTCTTCTTCTTACGGTTGTCACGCTGTTCTTTTACCATACCACCTAAGTTGTAAGTCATAACTTTACCACCCTTGGCATAGCCTTTCTTTTTCATCATACCACCTTTAGCCATACCCATACCAGAAGACATACCTCTGGCTGACATCATGCCTTGTGGTGCACGATTAGCTGATGGGCGGTAACGGCTCTGCTCACCTTCCATAGGCGTTGTAGCGCCTCCTAGAGCGTAACCTTTTTTCTTCATCATACCACCCTTGGCATAACCTTTTTTCTTAACTTTACCACCATCCTTCATGTAACCCATTTTATTACGTACATCTTTTGGTAGCTTCTTAACTCCTGCTTGCTTGGCTGTAGGTTTCTTCAAAGCGCCACCTGCAGCATAGCCTTTCTTTTTCATTTTCATAGTACTTAATCCTCACTGTACATATTGTTAAACACTCGTTGCGTATCCCATACATACCCTACGTCTTCCTTAGAGTTATACGTATGTTGGTTAGGCTTGAAGTCAGGAGCACCTTCGCCTGTCTCAAACCACGCAGGGTGAGTTACTCTCACTCTATTGTTGGGTAACGCAACCATGTTACCTGTGTAAGGTCCAGCATCTAACAGTTCTAAAACATGCGACTGTTTATGTTGTGCAGGATCATCTGCTACTTCATTGTCTGTGTAGTCAACTGTAAAGTAGTACTTTGCCGGGTAGAACTCCCCATCAACTTTTGCTATCCAAGGCGCTGGGCTTGCTCGTTCTAGCTTGTATACACTATGTGTGTGTGACATGCAGTCCCACGGCTGGGCTAGATACGGTGGTAGCTCTTCAGGCCACTCTTCTAAAGGTGTGTCTGCTACTAGGGCTGTAAGGGGTAACCTAGCCCACATAGCCCCACCATGAACGTTGTGCTCTTCTTCCGAAACGTCTGACTCGCAGCCTGTAAAGATAACTTGGAAGCTTAGCGTCTTGTTGGGTAGAGTTGTAACTCCTATAACCATACAGTGTAAAAACTGTCCATGGTAGTCTTCTAAGTTCTTTGTGTACTCTCTTCGCACCCATGCTTTGAAATACGGAATACTACTGGTTAGATAGGGCATTATAATACCTCTTATTATTAGGCTATCACAAAGTCTACGTGCTGTCCTTGTGTAGTAAATCTGTTATGGTTCTGTGGGTGATAGGCATAAGCAGTTTCATTCCTATACTTATCTGACTTCTTATCTTCTGCTTTTTGTGTGGCCTCTACAGTGTCGCTCTTGCCTGACTCAAATATAACATTCTTATGCGTGTCAAAAGGCATAGCTGGTAAAGGAAAGTGATCCATTAGTCCTAAGCTAACATTCATATCGTAAGTATCCACTCAACAAAAGCTAAGAATACAATAAAGGCAATAACCCACTTCATATTCTTACGTAACCAATTAGAAAAATCCTTAGGTGCAGTCTTCCAGTTCACCTTCTTTAACCAACCAAAAAAGCCCCACAAGAGGCTTGCTAAAGTATGGGCTGAACTAATAATGTTCCACATACTACTTTACTTTCCTGTAGGCTCTGGTTTTCTTTGCAATCTTTTTAGGTTGAGCCACAAACTGCTTACCTGCCTTAGTGCCTTTTCGTTTAGCTCTGGTTGTAGCGGCGTACTCAGAATCGCTAAGAGACTTAATAGCCTTAGCAGGTAAATACCGTTCACCAGTTTTAGAACTAGGCTTGCCACTCTTAGTACGCCAATCTTGTTTACCCCAAGACTTCAGACTTTTTTGAGACTTCTTTAAGGCCATTTAACAACAGTTACATGCTGGGTGACACTTACGATTAGTCAATGCACACCACAAACGTTTAAAATATTTTTTCATTTGTATCCCCCACCTTTTGCTTTATATTGTTTAGCTAACATTTGGGCTTTACGCGCTGACCATTGACCTGCACCACCACCTTTTGATCCTGCTTTTATACGATTAAATAAGTTTTTACGCATAGTAGGTTTAGTGTAATTACC